GTTGTTTACAACGTAGAATACACCTTCTGAACCTGCACCTGTGTTAGCTGCTGCTGCTACACCTAATTCTGCTGCTGCACCTGAGTTTGTTACTGCAGGAACTGCTTCCAACATAGATGTCTCTAGGTAGTCATCAAAACGTAAACGAGTCTCGTGCTCTGACTTCAAGTACCAAAGGTATCCTGTTGCACCATTCTCAGTAGTTACTTCAACCCAACCAATTTGAGCCATATCAGAACCTGATACTGCGTAACGGTCTTTAAGGATAATTGGCTTATTCTCGAAGAATACATCTTCAGCCTCTAAAGAACCTTCCATTCCGGGAGTTCCTTTCTTAAATTCAGAACCATAAACAAACATAGTATAAACATCTGCAACAACTCCTGCAGGTAAAAGCGTGTAATACGCTAACTCAACTTGGCTTGCTGTTAAACCATCTGCTGTACCACTCTTAGTAACTAATGCTTTAAAGTTTGCACCACCTGTGTTTTTAGTCAACATAACAGTTTGTCCTTTACGAACTGCAACTGTAGAAGAAACCTCACCCGGCTGAGCTAAGTTTATATCCCAAACAGCTTTAGTTGCCGCACCTGCTGCATTAACGGTACAACCTGTATATTTAGAATGTAAACGTCCTTGCTCAGCCCATTTGATAAGGTCAGAGTTAGATGGCATCTCTGCACCAACTAAACGTAAAAAAGATGCTACGGTACGATTACCATAACGCTCAAATTCTTTCTCGTAAGTATCAGGTAGATACTGATTTAAGAAATCAAAATTTGTAATATAGTTGCTACTTAGAGCAACCTGTTCCGAACTTGGCTGTAAGTCAAATCCCGGAGTTCCTTGTACTGAACCTGCCATTTTTTCTAATTTTTAGAATTTATTTTCTTTTAATACTTCTAATCTTTAAACCACGACCTGAGTCGTTTCCTAAAGACTTAAACTGTGTCCCTGATTTAGACGATACCTCAGGTGTGTTACGAGTTGTCATATTAATGTTCTTAGTCTTCCTCATAACATCCTCTGTTGCATTCGACTTACCCTGCTCATAAAAATACTGAGCAAACTTCTCAGGGTTCATTGCAACTGCTAACGCTTTATGGTAACCCGCAGCGTCCTTCATAAGACCTTTATCATCTAAGTACTTGTTAACAAAGTTCATAGGTGATAGATGTGCCTTCTTAGTGTCTTCTGCATTACCGGGACTATACGTAACTTTGCCTTCTCCAATATTGAAATCAAAACCTTTGAAATCATTGTTAAAAACTTCGTCAGTCTTCTGTGTGAACCACTCAGACTTTCGTTTAGTCTCCTCTTGCTGCGTTGCAGCCTCACTTAAATATTGCTTATATGTTTCGTACTGTTCCTTATCGGCTTCAGGGATAGCACCCGACCTTGACTCAAGGGGCTGCTTGTACATCTCTTTTTCCTTTTCGAAGTAGTTCTTCGCTTTAGCAATAGCTTTTTTCTTTGCTACTTTGATTTTCTTAATGTCTGACTCGTCATCCAAGTCCTCATCGTAGGAGTACTCATCCATTAACGAATCTATGTCGTCATCGTCAAGAGCTGTCTCCGTAGTCTTAAGGTAATCTCGTAGCAAAGCTTCAGGATTTGCTTCATCAAAATCACGTTGTAATTTAACGTAATCATTAATTCCACGACCTGTTTCTTTTTTATACTTAAAATAAGCAGCAACATCTTCAGGTAATTCTTCTTGAGCCTCACGCTCTGCAAAGATGTCATCCACTGATGTAAACTCCTTATTGTATCTTTCTTTAATATGTGAAAGAACTTGGTCTTCGGTTAACCCTTGTACCTCTTCTTGTGGTTGCTCGACTACAACCTGTTCTTCGAATTGCTCTTCGTGCTTTTGAAGTAACTCTTCTTCAACTTGTGCTGTAGATTTTACCTCTACATCATCGAGTGCTCTTACTTTAATATCCATTTGATTTGATTTTATGCAAAGTTAAACAATTAATTAATACGATTTAAGCATACCTAGACGTAACCTTACCTGCCTTGGTATTAGACACGAATTGCTTAGTCCTTCCGCTTTTCTTTTTCTTCTTAGCTGTGGCAGCTCTCTCAGATTTAGACATACTATTAGCTTTAGCTAACGGTAAGCACCTGTCAGGATTCTTCTTATCCTTACTAGTACCGCAGGCTCCCTTAATAGAACCATCAGTTCCAATACGCACCCACTTTTCGTCTCTCCACTTTTTTAACTCACCCATTAATACTTTGGTTTGGGTTTGTTTACTTTATTTTTTTTAGGTTTTGTATGTGAGAATCCTCTTTTCTTTAAAGACAAGTGGTCTTTATTTGTAAGGGCTTTAATAGATTGCTCACCTTTGTACATCATATGTATCTTGAATGCCATAGTTTTATTTTTTTGAGCCTTTAGCGTAGTTAGGGTCTTTGCAATATTTACTCGCAGCCATATTCGCATACGCTGATGGGTATCTATCGAATGTTCTTTTAGCCCAAGCTATTCCTGCAGGGCATATCTTATTTCCTTTTGTTCTTCCTTTTGTAGCCATATCTATCTAGGTGAGAATTCAGACAAATCAAAACCATCTAAGCTATCCTCGTTAGACTCAAACGTCTGAGGAGGTAGGTTATTTTTTCTCTGAGTTATTAACTTACTCTGCTCTGTGTTCTGCTGACTTATACGTGCACTCTTAGCGTCCTCACGCTGAGTCTCCCTACTTTGTAGTGCATTCTCAGATATATCTCTAAGACGCATATTAAATTCAAACTCCTTATCCATAAGTACAGCCTTTAACTGAGCCTCGTTGTTCATCTTCTCGATATCAAACGCAACCTCTGCTTGCTTAATCTGCATCTTGGCTTGAGTCTCAGCCTGTATCTTCTGCATAGCTGTCTGAGCTGCAAGTTGTTGAGATTTAATTTGCTGCTGAGCTGTAATAGCCTGATTCTGCATAGCCATCTTCTCATCTCGCTCTTGCTTCTTAACACGTTTAACTTTAAGTAACTGATTAGCAACCTTAAGATTTCTAAGTTCTCTAATATCAATTGCATCCTCAAGGTTTATATCACCCTTAGAAAGAGCCATTTGAATGTTCTGTTCTAACTGTGCTTTCTCCTCTTCGTCAGGCGAAACTTCGATAAAGATACCGAAGTCATATATGTACAAGTCGTTTACATCCTGTAATATAGATACGTTGTACTTACCTATCTGATTAGCAAACTCATCCTTAAAGTCAGCGTACTCTAAAACGTCAGATATTCTGTACGTTAAAGCCTCAGCTAAACTTCTATATATAAATAAACTAGCGTCTAGTATGTGCCTTGTAGCTGTGTTAGAGTTAAGTGCTGCTAACTTTTGTACACCAACCAAAGAATTAGGGTCAGGACTAGAGCCGTCTCTCGCTTCATTTAAGCCTGTTACAGCACGTATCATACCTAAGTAATGGTTATAGTTACCGATAAGCATTTGAGTCTTACTAGCCCCTGAGCTTGACGTTAACTGTGTAATAGGAACCTTACCTTGATTGTAATCACCCTCTTGTGTATAGCTTCTACCAATTACACTACCTGTTTGGAAATACAATCTCAAAGCATCCTCAGGGTTGTAAGCCTGACCTGTACCTAAATCAACCTCGTTTAATCCATCCGCATCTATAAATACACCGTCCGGAACAACCTTAGATATTACTTGCTGTAACTTTAAATGGGTCATCTGAATTAAATCAGCAAAAGGAATCATCCTTCTAACTAAAGACTCAATAACACCCTTATACATTCTTGGTGCAACCGCTACGTAATTTGGTATAGCGTGTTGACTAGCTGACTTAGGACGAACCATATTCTCAGCTAACTCCCACTTAAGTATAATGTTAGTACCCATAACCATAACGCCATCGTACCACACATCAATAGTTTTCTCAACCTTCTCGAAGTTACCTTCCTCCATCATCTCTTCAGGTGGGTTAAATTGGTCATCCTTCTCAATCATCTTAGAGCCACCGTTATCGTATATCTTCTTCTTGTATACAATCTTTTTTGTGGTCTTGTAGTTAAAGTACAATATAGTAGCTGAGTCTCTAGAAAATATATTATCTTGAAACATCTGAGCAGAGTTATAGTAGTCATACCAACTCTGACTGTACTTTGATATTTGCTCTAGGTCTTCGTTAGTCAATGAAGGGTCAATCTTCATTAGCTCTATTATAGGTAAAGTCTTAATCTCTCCCCAATAAAAGCAATCCTTAAAGTGAGGGTCCTCTGTGTAGCTATACACTACATTCGCAGGGTCTACATAATTAATCTTAACGCCTGAACCCGGAAGAAACTCGTGTTTTGCCACACCAATCCCTAGTACAGTAAGGTCATAATCAAATCTTTTACGTAGGTCTACATATTTATTTGAAGCAAACAATGTATTAATAGCCTCTTCCTCAGCTATTTCAATTGCGGGCTTATATTTTAAATTCATATACAAAGAAAGTTCCTCGTCATTCTCAGGCAAGTCACTTGGGTCCATAGTAAATGGGTTCATCCCTGTATTATCCTGAATGGTTGTTAGAACTTCTTTAGCAGCCATCTGACCCTGTATCATATCTTGATACTTACTTCTCTTTGATAGAGACATAGAATCTTCAGCGTAAGCATTTACCTTAAACAGTCTGCTAGACATACCGTTAACAACGATGTCTACAAACTTAGGTAGTATAGGGACAGGTGTCCAATCTAAATTAAGGTAAGATAAATCACCATCAACAGCTAACTCATTCTTATACTTAGCAATAGATTGTTCACCTCTTGCGTATAGACGTAGTCTTCTAAACTCTCTTTGTTGGTCGTAGAACTTACACGAGCTAGAGTCTTTCTTAAACCACTCGTACTGAATGGCTTGACCAATCTGCAATCCAAATTCATCCGTTGCTTTTTCAGCATCAGAAACAAATTGACTAGGAAAACCTGCAGCCGTAATATTTATATTTATCTCTTTCATCTATCTTAATAATTCACTGATTGACCCCTTGTTGTTGTACTTGCCAAAGGTAATACTAATTTTTGACTGTTTTTGCTCCGGAAGGTATGTATGCTTTTGGTTTGCCATTATAGCTAGACCTGAACTTATAGAAGCATCAAACTTAGTTCTGTTGTTAATATCGAACCTAGCCCAATCCTCTAGAGTCTTTGGGAATGGCATTGTACCCATTTCATCAGAATCCCTATAAGCACCACTCATATCCAATCCAATATGTTTCTCAATATAAGACTCAATAGCTGATGCGTGTGACTGCTTAACATCCTCAGAAGAGTTAGGTATACCTCCTAGTTCTTTCTCTGTCTTCGATAGTTTATTAAACTGCTTATCAGGTCTGTTCATAGAATATCCTCTGTACCCTCTATTCTTAAAGTGGTATAGTAACCTAGGTTTGTTGTTCTCGCAAAGTATTGGCATACCATAGAATATACAAGCCATAAGAACCTCCTCAAAGAATATCTCAGCCGTCTGTGGTCTTGCTATATACTCCAAGAAGAACTCACTACTAGGGGCGTCATCCATATTAAACTTAGTAAGCCCGTGTAAAGAACCATTAGACCCTTTACCACCAACTGTACCTGAGATGTCGTATGAATCACAACCGAATGAACCGATGTGCTCATTACCCGGATACTTCATACCTCTCTTTGTTATTACGTTGTTCTGTAGATTCTTATTAGGAACCCAACTCACTAAAAACCTTCCCCGTGTGTCAGGACTAAATATAACCTCAGTATCTTTTTGACCATCCTTCCAATGAAAAGAACCCTGCGTAACGTAGTGCTCTTTTATTGTTGAGTCATTATAGTCTATCTGTTGGTATATCTTAGTAAGGTTAAATAGCGATGATTTGCTTTCGTCTCTAAATGCGTGAGACTCAGTACGTGGGAACTGTCTGTAAAATTCATTCAACGCATCAGCATCACTCTTAAGTGAATCCACCTCAGCAGTCCAATAGTCTACTGCTCCGTTAGTAATCATCTCATTATCAACACCAAGAATAGCCTTAGCAGGTTTATGAAATACAGGCATACCGTATCTATCTATAAACCCCTCCATATTCCATTCCATCGGTATAAATAAAGAGTACATACCACTCTTGGTTTGACCGTTAGCATTTCTGTTACTTACATCTGAATCTTCGTATAGCTTTTTGTAGTTATTACCACCCTTTGATAAAGCGTTTGATGTTGAACCCATCATACACTTACCAATTATCTTACTACCTAAACGTAAACAAGTTTTAGTAACACGCCAATTGTTTAATATATTGTTTGGTTTAATCCACTTTCCACTCTCATCGTGTACAAGAAGTAATAACTTCTCACCATCATAAGAGTTGTCGTCAGTGTTCTTCCAATCTATCGTGGTGTCTAAACCTTCAAGTTCATCTGCTGCAACCTCGTGCATATTCTTCTTTGTAATCTTAGAGGCAGGAATTCTAAAGGCTAACTCAGTCTTAGGTTTATCCATACCGTCCTGTATAGGCTTGAAGAAAAAAGGCAACCTGTTTGATATTGGTACAACCTTATCGGTAAACATCTTCTTGGCATCAGAACCTGTCTTAGATAGTATACCTACCCTAGCGTCTTTTGCTAGTGTACCTGAGTTTACTGCTTCTGACGAGCCCATAAACGAAAACCCTGAACGTCTAATCTTTAGGTAAGTCATTCCAAATGAACGCTTATCTGCTTTACACGCCTCCCAAAAAATAAAAAATATTCTGTTAGCTTCTCGATAATCAGGGTAACCAACATCAATACTCGTCCACTGAAGATACATATAGTGAGAGCCCGTTATATAGGTTGGGTCTCCTTGATTCATAAACCAATAACCCTCCTCCCTTCTATCAAACTCAGTCTCAATGTAATCAACCCACCTATCCTTAAAGTTAGTAGGCATTTCGTTCCATTGGAATATAGATGGTATTTTTTGAAGCTCTTTCGGAAACTCTTCACGCTCCCAATACTGTTGTGATTTTGTGGTATGTCTCTGAGGTGTTAACTCAGGTCGCTTAGGCAGACCTATCTTCAGTCCTTCTATTTCAACTACCTCGCCAATCTGACCGGTCTTAGATATATTTACAAAATCGTACTGTTCGTTATAACCATATAGCCAACTGTGACTGCTATTCTTTTTAGATAGCGGTCCTTTAGGGATATAATCAGGAACTACACGGTATAAATTATTTTGACCTTCTTTCAGCAAATCCTTGTTTTGTATCAGTTCTGTTAGGTCCTTGAGACTCTAACTTAATGTTATCTTTCTCATTATCAATACGCTTAAGTATTTCAAACGCATCGAATATTGATAACTTCTTTGATGCTGCTGCATTCTTTAACTTGTCTGCAGCCAACTCATCCTCAGGGTCGGGCTTTATAATCTCTTCTTTAGCAACTTTAATTAATTGCTTAACAGCCTTATACCCTGCCTCTATAATTTCTTTTCTTAACTCTGTAGAATCCATACTAAGCTTTCATAGTTACCTGATGGTCAAACACCCTATAAAGAGTTTCTCCATCTACTGTAAATTCATACTCGCTATCGGGAGTGAAGTATATCCTATCACCTACATTAATTCCTTGGGACTTAAGGTACTCGTTTGGATAAACCATATCCCCCATAAGTGGCTCGTATTTACAAGACTTATCTATAAAACTATCTAGAACATCTATCGGCTTAACAAAACAAAACCTGTCGTGACTATTCCATTTACCGTCTTGCTTATATAAATAAAATTGGTCGTTATCTACAAAGAATAAATCCTCCTTAAAGAAACTCTTACCACTCTTTCGGTTACCCTTAATATCGTTATAAAACTTAAACACGTTATGGTGTACCAAAATGGTATCTCCTATATTTATAGGACCGTCATACCCTACAGGAGTCTCAACTACCGTAGCTTGCCTATTGGAGAACTTATGTTCTTCCTCTGAGGTGTTAACGATAAATTCCATACCACCGATAGTCTTGGTGTTGTTGTATCGCTTACCCTCAATAGGTCTTACTATAAAATTAAAAGGGGACTTCATTAAGAGCCACAAGCTTCACAATCCTCATCGTCTATATTGCACGTTTCGGGTTGGTCCTGTTCTTCAAGGTCTACTATCCAAGAATCCCAAGTGTTTCTTGCAGCCTCTTCAGCTTGCTTTTTTAAAGCTTCTGCTTTTTCGTTGCTCATACTAGAAGTTTATATTGTATTCGATTGAAATTGGAATATTAGAGTTGAACTCCTTCCACAAAACTATAACATCCTCACGCTGAATCCAAATCTTATAAGATAAGTTTTCTCTATCGTACTGAATTAGATGTATCTTGTGTGACGCTCCTAGAATATCTTGACCTACAATGTAGTGCATAGCACCTGACTTGTAGTCCGGACCAACTGATATTTTACGAATATCCATTTTAATTAGCTTTTGAAATTCTTATTTGTGCAGAAGGTCCACTATTAAGTGTTATACCTGAACCAAAACTACTAAGCCCAAAGTTGGTAGGACACTCTGCTTTAATCTGCATTACATCTGATGCACTTGCCTGATACAAAAATGTGTTACTTAATGTATCAAGGTCAGATGCAGTTGTACCTGCCG